CTTTTAATTGAGTTTTTAAAATTTTCATCCACTTTAATTAATTCGCCTTTTTTATTATAAATTGCCTTAATATTGTCATAATCTTGGAAAAGTTCTGGCAAATCCACATTATCAGTTAAAAGAATTTCCGCTTTGCCTTCACATTCGTGGCATTCCACGTCATCATAATCAACGAAAGCCCCACTTGAGTTATAACCGCCAGACACTTTTGTTTGCTGTCCAGTTCCGTTACATACGTCACATTCTATAAAAAACTGCATTACTTACTCCCCTTTATTTCTAAAAGTTCTTGAAAAATAGTGTTCAACTCACCAAACAATCTGTCAGGAACACCTCGGCACATAACAACTTTATCCAGCAGTAGGTCAAAGTCATCTAGTAGCTCTTGCATATCCTGCGAGTTTTTTTGTTTAATTTCTGCTGATTTTACAATGCTCATAATTTTTTCTCCTTCTCTATTTAGTTGGAAGCTCCATATTCTGGGACGTAGCCATCATATTTACTAGAGCCTTCAAATTCACTAGAATTTTCATCTACAATATTTATTTCATAGTGGAAAAATAATTCTTCTCCTAGAAACTCTAATTGGTGGGCTACCAGATTATTATAAAAAGGGCTATTTTCTATTTCTTCATCTATAATTTCAATTCGCCTTTCCTGATTTTCCCAACCACCATTTTTGATATTTAAACGACCATCAATCATGATTTTTAAATATTCAATCCTAGCTACTTGCTCCAATTTTTCTCTTTTATTAATTTCCATAATTTTTTCTCCTTCTCTATGCTCTGTTTAATAATTCAATGAAGTCGGCTTTATTGCCAACCTCCAACTTTTCAATTTCGGGGTAGTTGTATTGGCGTGGTTTGTAGCCACCTTCTCGGATAGCTTTTAACGCCTCGTTTTTGGTAGCATAATAACTGTAACATTTTGCTATCCCAAGCGCATAAGAACCATTTGAATATATGCTTCCAGTTGGACCTTCTGTTATTTCGTAAACTCTATAAATTACCATTTTGTTTTCTCCTTGTTTCAATAAAGACAGTATACCCTATAATATATTTCATTGTAAAGCACTCATTTACAAATAATTCAATTGTTTAATAAAAAAGTAAAATATATGCATTTCTAGGGAGGTTTGTTTGCGTTAAATTGCTCTGTACGCCGTTTTAAGCGTGATAGGGAGCGTTTTGGCTTTCTCAGGTATATTTTAACCAAAACACCCTAAGACCGCTCCCAGCGGTAAAATAAATGGCTTCCAATTTTTCCTGTGAAAGTTTTTTTGATATTCCACTGCGGATTTACATAATGCGCATGATAGTGAGTCGCCCCATTGGTAACGTCTTCTATCTTCCCTTCCAGAACCATTCTGGCGATTAATTTTGACCATTTCCACGCCTCTTTGTTCATGGGTAAATCGCTCTTGCCGTCACAATACCAAGAAAACTGACATTGATTTTTTTTCGGAAACCCGTTGTGATTCTTTTTTGCTTGCCTGACCACCTCGCAAACATCGTTGGGGTATCTTGGGTCGGCAACTCGATTAAGAACGACCATCGCTGGGGCTGCCATTGCCATTACCCCAAATTTATCTTCTGACCTAGCTTCCCAGAAAATATTCAGTGCCAGACATAAAATCGCTGACATTATTCATCTCTTAAATGATAGGGTCTGTCACCCTTTTTTAATTTATAAATTATAAACGGCTCCCCTTGAAAATCGTTTAACGTGATGGATTTAGCATCAGGGCTTGGTTTTTGCTTACCTGTATGCACCCATTCTAAATTTGGATTCCCTTCAGTTTGTCTATTCACTGTGTCAATAAATTCCTTATTTTCCATATAAAAACTTATTTTTGTAAGTAAGGAAACTAGCATATAAAGTTCAATCATTAGTATTCCTTAATAATTTCCTCAAAGGAATCAAGACTGCAATAACCGCCTTCCATAATCGTATCAATTACTTGGTTCAATTTTTTTGTCCCGAATCTATTTTTTATTTTTTCTGACCATTGAATGTAACGGCTAACGTCTTTCGGTTCGTAATCGCTATTTGATTTATTACCGCTAGGTAAATCCATTGCCAGATAATCCAATGTTACCATCCCGACATCGCCCCTTAAATAATTAATTGCTTTCCTTATACCCCAGCAGCTTTCCAATAAAACATTATTCAGCTTTTTTTTCTGGGACCACATCAGCAACGGGTCGGGCTTGCATTTAATTAAAGTTTGTTGGGTCGCAAATTTATACGCCTCTTGAGATTGCTCTTTTAGGTCAATCATTGATTCTTCCAGACAATATCTTTAGCCCATTTTTCATTTCGGTTATACCCTTCTTGAACTTCTATCGCCTTTTCCCAATCCGTAGTTTTCGCAATTTCCCTTATACGCTTATCAACTTTTAATTTTGTCCATTCTTCCTGTCCCTCTGGTTTGCCTGTATGACCTAAGTTTTGAATCTGACGGCATTTACTGACCAAATAATTTTCTCTTTTTGTATATGGGAAATCCTGTTCTTTTAAATTGCAATAAGCATCAAAAATAATTTCTGGTGAAAATACCAGTAATTGCTTTGCAAGAAAACTTCTACAACCACTTATATTTTTTCCTGTTGAACCAAGCCAAGATAAAACTTCATCGTATATTTTTGCTTGGTAATCTTCTTTATTAGATTGGATTAGATTAGATTGTACCCTTTCATTTTTACTGGTTTTATTTGTTTTCAAAGAGTTACAATTTTTTTGCGAGGATTTTACAACGATTTTATCTTGATTTTGTAACGATTTTACATCGATTTTATATCCATTTCGATTAAACCCCTCCTCAATTTTTGAGTGGAACCACACCCCTTCTGATAAATCAAAGTAAGGTGAAATTTCTTTTTTTATCCGCTTCCATGCCGTCCCATGCACTCGCAAAATACGCCCCATTTTTTTATCATCATCTTCCAGCCAACCCTTTTTCTTCCAAGTATAAAAAAGAATCAGACAGTACGCCCCATGAGCGTCTAAAGATAAATCCGCAGTGTCAGAAAGATAGTCACTAACGAAAAAAGGCATATAGGGTAATTTACTCATTTTGACCTCCAGTGTTTTCCTATGCCCTCGCATGATACTATACCAGCTTGGCGAATTAAATCGTTTTCTTTATACCAATTTATAATACGATCCCTAACAGCCCCCCAACCTAACCCAAACGGCAAATTTCTCCCAGTTATCATTTCATAAGCATCTTCGCTGGGAACATCTTTAGACTTTAAATATTTGATATGTTCGCTTGCGATATCATTCATTTCAGTTTTAAACATCATAAATACACCCCTCTATCCCACAAGGAAAAACCGACTCTGCTGGTCGGTTGTTTTCATAAAGATTTATTCCGCATTGTTGGCATTTTCCCGTTTTGCTGATTAATAGTTTTACTCTTTTTCGCATATTCTCACCCTTCCTAAATTTCTTTTTTACTTTTTCAATATTCCTTGTATTGCCATGAGTCTTATACATTATCTCTTCCAGTAACATCTACTCCGCATAATTCGCAAACCAAACTGACCCCAGTGTACAACGCCCAGCAATCCTCGCTGTTGACTAATTTATTACACCAACGGCAATTCTTATAAGTTACCTGATCCCCATCGCAGCAATGAATAAAACCATTGTGGCAGCCATCGTAATCACAGGGCAGTTGATTAATTTGCCCTTTGCCGTGGCATTGTGGGCAGTTCATTTTCTATCTCCTTCCATACTCTTAATCGAATATAAAATCCACCTTCTTCACTGTCCCAACTATAGTCAAAGTTCTTACCATAATGTTCTTGCAGAACTCCAATCAAGTCATGTTCAAATTCTTCAGGCATCTTCTTTCTCCTCTTCAAAGTCAACAAGTTTTACTTTGATTCTGTCATTGGAATTTCTATCTGGCATACCAAAATGTTCCCATAGAAAATCACATTCGTCACCATAAATCCAAGCCCATGTGTTACTCATAGCTTACTCCTGTTAATGCTGGATAGTAAATCGTCAACCTCAAACAAGTCCTTAAGATCAAACATATTCTGCAAGGTGTGTCGATATTCTGTGTAACAGTCATCACACAAAAGTTTATTGAACTCGTTTTGTGATGTTGTATCATCTTCCTTTTCACATTCTTTACATACCATCTTCTGTCTCCTCTTCACTGGTAGTAATTTCCATTCTAGATTGTTTGGCTAGTGTATCCAGAGAATCTGCACAGGCAGAATAAATTTCTTCACTCTCAAACACAGCCCACTTTTCCCTATGTATACTTGAGGTTGCATATACTATTACCATAATTTATTCCCTTTCTTTCTCTTTTGGATAGTATACATCTACTATACTCTTACAGTTAGGACAACTGAGGTTAGTGACTATGCTATAGTTCTCATCTTCCTCATCTATATCATGATCACCTCCCCAGATTAATTTAGTATGACAGTGCCAGCAGTTCATCTCCGCACCTCTACAATTTTGACATTATGCAGTGCCTCAACCAGCTTTTTCTTTAGCTTATAAACTGGGGTCTTAAAACCCTTCACATCTTCGCAGACATATTTATCGTATTCGTAATAATCAAAGTCGGCTCTATATGAGCAAATTTTTTTCCCATTAATGACGCAATCAAATTTAGGCTGAAGCCTCAGATCAGAAATTGCGTTGGCTTTTTCCAGCAACTTCAATTCCGTATATCTTTTCGCCTCAGCCTTTGAGTCAAACATAATCCCGTCAACTTCGGTTTTTTTATTTCGGTATTTCAGCAATTTTACAGACTATACTCTGCGACCTTTTTACCGCTTTTAGTTTCAATCATTTCAGTCTTAATTGCGTGACCTTTATTTCTTAGCTCAAAAATTCTTGCACCCAGCCTTAAAGTCCCAAACAACTGAAGCCCACTAAAAGAAGTAATTTTATTTCCTTTTTTTAAATAAGCCAAAATTTTGGTATTTTGCGAATCGGTCTTAGACATTATCTTCTCCTATAAAAATGTCGGGTCGAAGCTCACTCCGTTTCACCCGTGTTATATTTGAAAAATCAACTAGCCTTTTAATTGGGATTTCTTCCCACTGGTAGATTGCCTGTCGTGATACACCTAGTCTGTTGGCAACCTGCTCCACCCCCCCTGCGTTTTTGCATATTCTAATTATTTCGTCTTTATCCATTATTTCACACTAACCCTTTTCATTTATTTTGTAAATATTTGATTTACTATTTAACAACTCTCCCCAGATACCACTATAGGCAACCGCATCAAGTAAATTGTCATAATTATTTTTCCCGACTTCTTGACGTGCCAATTTTAATAACACCATACAAAAGGCAACTTGCTCTGGGGCAATTTCTGTTTTTAAATACGTCCCCCACAATTCAGCTATTCTATTA